CCCCCAGAGGGTATCTCGCGTTTGTCCAAGTACACATATTCCATATCTGGACCTGGATCAGCTCGCCCTTGGAACCGGGCCTTTTTGTCATTCTCTACCGTGATGTCCTTGTACCACCGCATAACTTTTGGGTTTTTGTCAAGTCCTAAGTCTTTAAGTATATTCCCAGAGCGATGTCCCATTTCCTGCAGCTGCGCAATTTGAAAGACATCTTGGAGAGTCTCTGCCAAGTTCCTGCCCTTCTGCTTGCCTACTGGGCGTTTAGCATATTCCAGCCGATAAAGGTCTTCCTTCAAATCTTTCTCAAAGCCCGGATTTTTCGGAGCAATCGCAGCAGCGAGGTTTTTAGTTTGTTCCCGATGGACTGGTTCGTAATCAACGGCCTTGCCAGCTTTAATCTCCTCCTCGGTGGGTCGGTCAGACCTGGGAATAACGCGATCCGATCCTTTCTCTGGAGGTTTTGGAGCTTCAGCTTCTTGTAAGGCGACTTCGCCCTTAATAATCGCCAGAACTTCATTGGGTGATTTTCCTTCATTTATAGCTTTATACATAACGTCAGCATTGTCTCGCAATAGCTGCTCATTCTCTGGACTTTCCGCAGAGAAAATTTCGAGAGCTTCCCAAACCTGTTTTTTCTCATCCGCTGTGGGCGGGCGGCCGGAATCCTCCGCGACCAGGTCTTCCCTTCCTTGCGCTCCTGGCGTTACTTCCTTTCCTGTGACCAGGTCAGCAGTTGTTGTTGATGATCCGTCCGAATCTTCCTCATCAACATCTGTGCCTGGAACTTTGTCTTCTAATTCCCCAGCCTCACGGCCCGCGAAGTAGGCCGCCGCCTTTACATGTTGGTTGTGAGCAATTTTCGGACTCACCTGGACGGAAAAGGCTATAAGCCCATCACCAGGGCCATTCGTGCCTGTGTAAAGCCCGTCACCTTTTGCGTCTCTGTCCATAAACTGCATGAACGCCTGTTGATACTCTGCGGTATACATCCCCATGCCCACACTCCCGGGTTGCAGAATAGAAAGGGCGGCATCGTTCCACCTATCCCCAGGCACCAAAATACTACGGCCATCATCAAAAGTGATGTTCAAATTGGGGCCTACACGTATGGGCTTCTGCGAAATCTTTTTACCTGAGAGGGTATGTTCCAGGGCAGCTTCTAAAACGCCCTGTTCCGTCTTATCCTCCCAATGGCGCATCTCAGCAAATATGGGATTTTCTTCTTTGACCTTTTTAATATAATCATCCAGCTTCATTGATCCTTTTCCCGTATGATATGGGTCAGAGATCCTGACTTGTGAGAGGTCGCCCCCAGCTGCATTCGCTGTACCTTCCAGCGTCATCCCCATTCCCTCGACATAGCTTCGCAAGTTCTCAACTTGCTCCACCCAACGCAAGTCGTCTTGCGGATTTCTCGCCTTCAAGGCCTCAACCGCTGAAACAATCCTGTACCGCTCATTTTCTTCCCTTGTGACGACACGGCCATCAGTCATCTTCTCCCCAGTTTGTGCAAAGCCACGGGTTCTCGCTAAGGTAGTTGCCAAGTCTGCGCCCCATTCTTCTTGCAGAAATTTTGCCTGTTCCGCATTCGAATACCCAAAGTCGGATTTCAGCTCTGCTGTAGCTTCACCCAATTTCTCGTATCCTTCTTTTGTCAGTGCAACCAGCTGACTCTGGAAGTCAGCAAGCCCCTCTGCCACTACAACCGGCTTGCCACCTACAAAAGTATTCTTGTCAACGAATCTTCCATTGCCTTCATGCACTATCCCTTCTTGAAGCAATAGGATTCTAATGACATCATGCCCCAGTATGTCTTCTAAATTAGTAGACCCCAATAATTCAACTTGCTGCCCGATAGCATAGTAGTTGAGCAGGCTCTCAAAGTAAGGAGAGGATTCAGTAAGTCCTTTAAGCTCCTGCGCACTCAGCGGTGGAGCACCGGGATTCTCAACATTAAGCCAATTTGTCAAGCCATTGAAAAGGGATTCGTCTGCCATGGTTCGGGCTACATCTACCTCATCCATAAGAGCTTCAGCTTGACCCCAAGTTGCTTGGTCCGCACGACTCTTGAGAATCGCGTCTCGATATTCTTGCCTTTGTAAATTCTTTTCATACGCACTCTGCTGTTTTGGGCCTCGACCAAAAAGCATCCTTCCCCCAACCGTAGAGCCTATCCAATCGTGAAGCCTATCTTTAATGCCGGAAGAAGCATTCCTGGTGTCTGCCACTATTTGGTGCACATCGCCTTCCGGCTCTGCAGGCAGACCTGTATCCACAGGGCCCCCTTGGGCCGAAGGTTGGTCAAGGAGAACTGCTGCCGGTGAGGGCATTTCGCGAGCCCAAGAATGAGAGCCATCAGACTGGTCTTGTTGACCCGGCTCAGGCGCGGCAGGAGGTGGGGGAAGTGAGGAAGGTGCGCCTGGCGCTTGCTGATAAGGCAATCTTTCCCCACCAACAAGCGACGCGGTCGCTGATCCAGTTGGAGCTGGTTTGGGCTGTGCGGAAGTAGGTAATTTGCTTCTTTTAAGCGCTGCTGCAGCTGCGTTCAATCTTTTTTGTTCCTTGTCCCAATTTGTCATTTCCCAGCTCCCTTGTGTAAAACGCGCCCTGGCCCTTAAACCCGGCGCGCTTGATAAACATGCGCGCAGCTCGCGACAACCCTTCCTTGCCGACACGGATCAAATTAAAATCCGTTGCACAAAATTCGCAAATATCTTCCATGACCTCTTGCAAGGCTCTTGGGGCAATACCACGAAGAAAGGCCAAGTGCCCCTCCAACTCGTTGTGGCTGCATACCTCACCCCATACAAGCCCCGCAGCCTCGCCCCCAATCACCGGGACCGCAAACCAATGGCCCTCATCAAGCAGCCGACACAAAGCATGATAACCTTCCGGCCCTTTCCAATTCTTATGCACTGTAGCCTGTATGTGCGGCAGCATCAGCACTGACCACATATACCTGTAGGCAGCTGGCTCAGGATCCAGCCTTATAAGAGAGTGGATCATGGACCAGCGCTTCGAGAAAACCCCCCAGCAGCAGCAACAGCTACTTGAGACATAGTACTCGGGCCCTTCTGCTCCGTTCCCAGAGGAGCCGCAGTTGTTGGCCCAGGCGAGTGTCGGGAAAATAGATCCATCGCTTTCATTCGCGAAGCCTGCTGCTGGCCCACGGCCTGTTGCAAAAGATTAACCCTATCAAGCGCTCCGGCCTGAGCGACCCTGCCACGGATCAAAGAGCCCACTCCGCCCTGAGCAATGCCACGCTGGGCAAGCCCTTGACCTACAGCCGTCTGAACTTGGCTAAAGGCCTTGGTAACCTTGTCCTGCTGTGCGACCAACCACGGACTCATCTGCACACTGTTAATGTCAGAATCTCTTTGTATCATCGACCTTAACGCGGGGAAAAGGACTGATTGATACTGGGCCTCATGCACCTTTAGGATCCTGGCCTGCTCCTTTGAAAGTGTTGTCTCTACTGTCTTGGATTTACTTCTGCCACCCATCGGTCACCCCCTGCTGATACGGTAGTCAATTGTGAAAGAGCGCATAACGCCTTTTGAGCGAAAGCGAAACTGTACGTCCTGGCCCACGATCCCAGAACGGAAATAAGTGTGCAGATCCCGGCGCGGCCGCTTAGTGATGGACTTCGTCCAGCCGTACTCGCCGTCAACATAGATATCAACATCAACAGCGCTGTCGGCATCTATCCACAGCCGTCGCAGCTTTTTGGGCGGCCGCGTAGCCTCGCCCCGGTCCTCCGTCACCGGCTCCAAGCGCGGAGTAGTGTACGTCCAAGACGCATCTTCCCCCTGGTAAGCCTCCTGCCAGGATAAGGGAGATTGGAAGTAAAGGCGGTCGGTGCCCTGATCGTAGTGGGCAGAGATATAGCCTTTCAAGTCCAGGCGGGTGATCTTTAGGTCGTGCTTGAAGTCAATGGCCACAGCGTGATCGTCAAAGAACAAGTAATACACCTCGTTCCCGGCCACAGCAAAATTGGCAATAGTGTCGAACACATACCGCTTCGCCGTCAGCAGCTCAACCCTGTCGCCCTCTATCTCCGGCTGCTTACCGAAGACCGCAACGCCATCATTGCTTTGCCAGACAATGTGATTACCCACGGTCGCTGTTGTTCGCCAATTCGGGCAACCCTGCGCTGTCGGCAGCTGCTTCTTGGTTAGGTCTGCAAAGCTGGTGCCCGTGATAACGTAACGGTGGTTATGCGTAAAGACGATTATCGACTGATCCGCAGAGACAAGGGCCGTGATCTCCTCGTCAAACACTAAATATTTCAGGGGATCCCAGGCATGAGGGTTGCTCTGCTCACTGACATACAGGCGGTCGCCAACAGCCAAGTAAAACACTTCATGCAGCTCAGTTAAATATTTGCCGCCAACAAGGGTGTCCTCATGCACGATTGGCGGATGTCCATTTAATGGCGGCGAGTTTGAAAGCAATAAGTCAGTATCAGACAGGGTATCAATAAAGGTTCTTTCCCCATTGGGAAGAGCCGCAACCTCAAAAAAGATAGCTCCACCACTTGTCGTGCGCAGGACAACAACCTCTGCAACAGTGGCCTCGTCTGATACTGGCAGCGTAAGCACAAATGAATCCGAGCCCGTCACCAGAATTTCGTCTTCAGAGATGTCCTCCCAACGCTTATCTGTTAGGGGGGATGGCAAAGGCTGATACCATTTTAGCCAGTTTGACGAACTATAACTACCATACTTATAATAGTCAGAGAAAAGCAATAGCCCGCTGTCTAACTCAACAAACTCCGAGTGATAGGGATAAACCGTTCGGCTAAAAACGTCCACGGCAGCTTGGTAATACCTTCCCTTGTATTGAACAATTTCGCCCTCCAGATAGCCAAACCCAAAACCTGGGATCGTTGAGGTGGCAGCCGGGCTTCTCCTATGGCCGTACCTAAGGAAGCGGTGTTGATTAAACTCCTGCGCTGGCAGCGAAAGAAGGTCCACTTCCACACGGTTAGCTTGAGCTGTCACCCAAAACCTATCCTGTACCTTCGTGCTTCCTGGGGCTGAATGGAACCCGTCTTTGGTACGGAACATCACGGCATAACTATATTTACCATGGAACCTTTCGCCAGGGAACCCCCTTATTGCCCCAATCCGCTCTTGTGGTGGGAGTACCCCCATATATCCAAGCGTCGATGTTAGCTCGCCAGTAACATTGTTTGACGAATAATACGCTTCCCCAAAGCGCACCACAGATCGCTGCCCATCAGAATTATTGGCTATGGCAGGGAGTGTTGGCGTAGTAATATCCTTTGGCAATTTAATTGAGCGCACACTGCCAGTAACCACATCGGCATCCAAGACATCTACAGCATCTGTAGGGCCGAGCTTCTGTGGGTCAGTGAAATTGTTCACGCCACCAATAAAATTGTCATACGTCGTTCGCATTAAGTCACACAGGCCCTGAAGACTACATACGAGGTAGTAGGAACTTGATCGATATTATGTCCTTGAAACTCAATTTTCCCGGCTTCAGAAGTCTTGACTCTAAAATACTTTACTAGTGCAGCAGTGTCGTCAGTAACAAAGCTCACGGTCCCAACGAGAATGTCACTCGTACCAACCCCCGCAACCGCAGTTTCCTGTAGGTCATTGTTGGCAGCCCAATCGTGAGTTCCAGCAGCAACTATATAATGGCTGAACGTGCCAGTAGTCCCGTCCATGCCCAGCTTGCCAGGCGTGACAACATTAGCACCTATCTGCAGCTCTTCCACAGCAAGGTCAGCGATCTGGGCCGTATCAACGGCCTTGTCAGCAATTGTTGCCGTCGTAACAGCTTCCGAGCCCGGCGTCTGATCTAACTTGGCGGTCGTAACGGCCCCGTCATCCAGTTCGGCAGTCTTCACGGCGTCAGCCTTTATTTCGGCAGTATCAACAGCGTCTGTGCCTATCTCGCCTGCAGTGATCGTCCCAACCTTAAGCACCCCGGATTCAACAACGATAGTAGCAGCATCAGGCTCACCAATCTTGTTCAAGTCATCATAGAGTTCCTGCAAGTGGCCGTCAACGTTCTTACCGCCTGTGGTGGGAGTGCCGGTGCCGATCCGCTTCTTCTCCCGTGCCGCAGTAGTTGATGGTATGTCAGAGGAGTTGATACGCTTAACGCTGCGCGTACCGCCCGTGCTCGTTTCAACGGGGAACCGCGAATCGGATCCGTCAGTGTCCCAGTTAACGTCTTCGACTCCCAGGAGCCGCTTGATGATTGTTGTGATGGCCATATTAGAAAAAGCTCCCTTTTATGCTCCGTTTGCGTGAAGTGGTGTAGTTGGTGACCGATCCCTTGCGCTCTGCGCCAAGGCGTTCCTCAAAGCGCGCCCTAAACAGGACAGAGCGCTTTAAGTCCTGCTGCTCATCGTCAGTCTCATAACAGCGAGAGGCCGCGTAGGCAACAAGGGCATCCGTATCGTCAATCTGCAACCGGCCCGGCTGCGGATCAGCTATGTAAAACATGAGCGCAGAGTCTGCATCTGAGATCGAGGTGACCAGCCCCTCTTCCTGGTTGCAGTAGACGGGGCTCTCGTCATCCTTGATGTCTACGATGGCACCCGCCTCAGAGGCGAACTGGCCCCCATCTATATTGACAATGCTCCCACTGTCACCAAAGCAGTAGAGGACAAACGCCTGCCTTTTCGAGGCAGAGGCATCGGGAAGTAGGAAAAACGGCTTGCCGCCGAGGACCGCAAACTTGTTCACCAGGTCAAGAGCTGACCTGTCGCCATGATTGGAATCAACCAGATCAAAATTCAGGCTATCCCCCGAATCAGTCTTCGCCCACCCCGGCCAAGTATAGGTATGCTCAATGGCAGGGGTCACGATGTCGATGCGGATAAGGTCGCTTGCAGTGTTCAAGGCCCATATCTTATTCGCGGTATAGTGCAGGGGAGTCGTGGCAAGCAGGGTCGTGATCGCCGTTGCAGTCAGGGTGTCAGTGCTTGGAACGTAGGTCGAGAGTGTGCCGTTGACGTTGATGTACAATAGATCGTCACTGACACGGCAGATACCATACATATCCTGTGCCGCTTGGAACGCTGTCCAAGTCAGGCCGTGGGCAAAGGAGTCGTTGCCATTGACGGTTCCATTGGCAACATTGACGGTGAAGTCGTCAGATGAAGCCCGCAAAACCGAGTCACCACCGATCTTGGCAAAGGCCAATTCACCCGTCGTAGATTCCTTGACGTAACCGCCACCGTCTGCACCCATGACAACATAAACCGAATCCCCAGCCGCCACGCCTTGATAGAACTTCTTGCTGGTATCTGCAAGAAACCCCTTCCAATTATAGACGCCATCATCCGCTATGTTCAACTTGGTGCCATCAGTGAAACGCGCACGGATATTTCCACCCACCAAGGGGGTGGCACCCAAGCCACTCTTGCCAGTGACGAGGAAGCGGCCACTGCGGGAAACGACCAGACGGTCATAGCCGGGATCGAGAATGTCAGGGGGTTCTATCTTGGCATCGTCAGTATCCCATATAAAGGTCTGTCGAGGAACATCAGCCTGAAGCGGTTCTGCAATAAAGATGGTGGCATGGTTGTTGTTGGCAGAGTCAGTAATAATGTCTCCGTTACCACCAGTACCCTCGTCAAGGTGGAATATTCCCTTAACGCCTCGATGCGTGGGGGAGCCGTACACTCCGTTACCATCGTTGTATAAAGCCGTAACCTCGTCATCAGTCAGGGCCACATTGAAGATCATCACCTCGTCAATGTTTCCGTACCACGGGTATCCGCCCCTGCCTCCACCGATCCTCAAGGTTTCTGACGTTGTGAACCCTGTTGCTGCACAAGACACTTCAGTCTTAATGTTGTCAATCCATATACTCATCTTATCTGTCGATGAATCAAACCTACCGGCAACATGGACCCACTTAGTTTCAAGGGAAGCAACGAGACTGTAATCCCATGACGAACCTCCAGCGATACCATCGAACTGATTAGCACCAAACATAATATATTCTGAAGTGTTAGCAGCACAGATGGTCTGAGTACCATCGGCTGCACTCATAAACCAAAAGAAGTAATTGCCCGCACCCCATCTCAAGTTCCAGCCCTGACTTGCAGACCCACCAGACCCATTGTGGGATTGAAAAAGATCAAACTCCTTACCCTCCCCAGTACCCGTTTCATTTAGCGCGTCATCGTCGGGAAGGCACCAGAGGCTGAACGAGAAGCTGCCGTTGTCTGGAAAATCACTGACGTTAAAAGTGTTATCGGCATTTATATAGGCTTGTGCGCCAGTGGTGGCGGCACCTTCGATAGGGGCGGTGAGGCCAAATTTAAGAGCCACAGCAGTGCCTGACGGGGTGCTTTCGTGCCAATCTTGAATCATGGTTGCATACGGAGTCTTAAAATCATCAAGACCACTATCTGCCGCATATTTTGGCGCAGGGGAGGAAACTTGAGAAATAGCAGTCCCACCAGACTTATCCCTATACGTTGCGTTATCGCCGTCTGCAAACTGATCTGGGGAGGAAGCGGTTAATGTTACCTTATCCGTAGAAAAGATAACATAAGCACGACCAAACCCCTCAGATTCCTCGCTATATCCATCATAGACATCCATGCCAGAGGCAGAAACATCCCCAGATTGTATACTTGTTCGACCTTGGGGATCAGCAAAGGCCCAAAGTTCTCTCAATTCACGGTCAAAGACAAATAGTTGTGACGAAGTGTAAATATAAAGAAGGTCACCCACGGATCGCATAATAGGGTTGTAGCGCAAGTCTATGCCTGTTTTGTGGGCGGCAGCATATGTGCCTCCACCGGCGGGGTATAATCCCGCAAGCTGGAGTTGATGCTCTTTGGCTGCCTCAGAATCTGTCAAGATATGCTTATAATCCCCGAGCAAGGCCTCTTGCAGCCCAGTGTGCTCTGTAGGGCCAGTGTCAATCGTTGGGGAAGGCCGTGGCCAGAAGCGGAACTGGTGGCGGCCGTCAAGATCCTGGTACCAGTATTGCGGATTGCCCGTTTGCTCACGCCAATCAACGCCACCCCTGGTGGACATCCAGTTTGACCTGGCGTCACGGGTGCTGCCCTCGCCTGCAATGTCTTGCAGCTCAGACGTAGAAAGCGGCTCTATCAGGCGGCCGTCTGCTGTCTCTATACGGGTGATCTCGTAGCAGTCCTCTGGCGCGGTGTAGCTTTCGATGCTCTCGCGCAGCTGGATAGGTGACTGTTCCCGCAGAACACGGGAGCGCCGACAATACTGCAGCTGCCCCTCGTCAATGAAAGCATCGAGGAGATCATCGTCCCAGTAATCGCCGTCAAGGTCACGGGTGATCTCTTCCCTGACACGGTCGCGGATATGAGAGAATGCACTAATCGCCATGACGTTTCCTGCAATGTCGAAGGTGAACGGAGAATTTCTTGAACGATGACTTCGGCACCTCGCAATACGGACACAAGGCTACGTTATGCCTGGGCTCTTCATGCGGCTGCTCCTGTGCAGCCTTATCGCGCAGCCACTGGGCCTGTCGGTAACGCTTCTGCCGTCGCTCTTTGATGAAGTCGTGTTCTTGCATGAAAAATCGAAGCCAGTGGGCAGGCCCTGGTCAAGCCTATAATTATTAGATGTACTTTAACCAGAAATCCAGCCCACCGGCTTCAACTCCCTTTTGGTACTATGCCGTACCATCACCCCACATTAAACAGTACCGTCGCCTTCGCGATAGCCACTGGTAACAGCGTTCCCAACGTCGCGCCAGTTGACCTCAATCACTAACTTGCCAGCGTCAAAATTGCCAACAGTAATTAGGTCAAGATCATTAACAACAGAGGAATAGAGGCTTGCCACACCGCCCGCAGCAGAATTGATGTTATACGCTCCACCAGTACCTGCGTCTAGGGTAGTAATGACCGCAGACAAGTCTGCCCCATTAGAGAACTTGAAGTTAGTTCCCTCTTCCAACGTGGTGTGAATCCACCAGCTACCAGTACACAGAGCAGCCCCTGCAGGTAACTCAAAGATGTTATTCGTACCCGCGACCCATGTGTTTTTTGAAAAATCGATCATCAGCAACCGGGACTCAATGCCCCGGCTCACAGCAGTGCTGCTGATGATCTCGATTGGTGTGTTAGTTAAGTCTGCAGCCATGATGATTTCTCCTGTTTATGGCTTTAATTGTTATTCGCACTCAAAGAGCATGGTAACGGTTTTCTCGGTACCATCAAGGGCATCATTCTTGATGCCAAAGATTTCCAGATCAACTTGAGTTACACCAGCCTCCGAGAAAGCAGTTGTTGCATATACGTTCATTCCCTCTTCGGCCTCTGTATCCCCAGCTCCCCAAGCTGTAAAGCCAAGAAGCCCGAGGATTTTTGAAGCCTCAAGGTCCGTGGCTTTAACAGTAGCTGTTGCATTGGAAGCGAAGGTAATGGCTGCGGTAACAAGACGGGGAACCGTCTTGCTGCCAACAACCCTCACTCGTTGGATTGTTCCGATAGCCATATCAGTACCCCCTTACGCTGACGGGATCGACGGTGCAGCAGAGATGATCTGTGCCACGCCAAGATCCTGGTCAATGTTAACCGCGCCAGTATCCAAAGGATTAGCGTCAGGGTCCAGCGGCATGGTGATCTTCTCCGCGCCACGCACTTCCCAGCCATTCGTCCCTTGCTCGCGAGCGTAATCGTCGTCGTCAGCGGCAAATGACAGGGTATTAGCCCAGCACATCATCAACGCATCAGAACCAATCAGCAGTGCGCGAGCACAACGATTAGAGCCCTTGTCGAATGTACGGATCCTGTGCGTTCTGCGCACAATCACGTTGTTGTACATGCCGATCCAGCCTTCCGCAAAGTCATCACCCAGGCCCGCTTCAAGGCGGGAAAGATGCTGATTCTGCCAGTCGGGATCCTGTCTGAGCTGGATAGCCTGCTCAGGACTCACCCACAGGGTATACTTCTCATGGTCATCACGACCAGCCTGGCCCACAGAGTTCAGACGGTAGCCGCTTGTCGGCTTCGCTTGGACAGCAGCAACGATATGCTCGATGCCGAGTAGGTTGAACTTGTCGGTCTGGGCCACCAGGGTATGCAGGCCGTCAGCGTCTGACTGTGCTTCTGTGCAGCTCTTGGCACCAGACGTACCGTCCATGCGAAAGCAGCGGTTCGGGCCATTAACGCGAGGCACATCAGTGTTAATATCGTCAGTGTCTGTTACGCTCTGGCCTGAGAGCTTGCGGAACACTTCGTCGTTGTTGTACTGCATGAACAGGTTGGTGATCTGCAGCTTGTGCTCGTTCATCACGTTCAAGATAGTACGCTGGTCACTCATGCGACCCTTCTTGCGAAGTGCGAAATTAACTTCGTCGATCTTAACGTCAAACACTGCCTCGGTGACCTTGGACTCGTTGCCCTTGATCGCAGCGTCTTGACCCAGGATAGGATTGATGTCGATATACGGTGTCAAGTGAAACCGCTTTGTGTCACCGGCCTTTTGTGAAAGCTCAGTGTCAACAATTATCGGTGCCCCCGATCCTTCTCCGCCCATCATCGTACCGACAACAGAGTTAAGAACAGAATCACGGAACAGTTTAGGATCATGCCGCGTTGGTGTTGCTGCATGGCCTGTACTTCTTGTAAATTCAGCCATTGTTTTGCGCCTTTATTTTCTCCCTCTTTTCGACTTCCGCTTTTTCTCGGCTTCGCTGAACAGGTATTGATTCATACCTTGTGTTGATCGCGGAGCTTCGCCAGGCGGAGGCGGTGCAGAGGGAATGTCTCCAGTGTTTCCTTGGGATCTTGATGGAGGCGGTGGCGGTGGCCCATCTTCTGAGGCCATCGTCTGGTAGTAACTGTCAGGATCCTTCATGTAATCATCAAATGCGTGAAACTGCTTGGCCATATTGTAGAGTACCTGGGGCGTCTGCCCCTTCTCCTCCCAAACGGCCCGCAGATTAGCATTCTGCGCCATGTGATCGACAAAAACATCGTTCACATACGACTCGTAGTCTGGCGTATCTGACATGAAGGCCTTCTCGTTCTCGCCCCACATATCCCTGCGAGTTTGATCGGCAACAATTGTTCGGATGTGCTCATCAGTTGGAAGTGACCCGTGGAATGCCTCCAACAAGGCTGAAATAACCTCCTTCTGCGCGGCGACCGGATCATCATAGTAGGTTTCAGCATCAAGTATCCCACTGACTCGCTCCTTGATACCATCAAGGTGCGCAGCCTGCTGCTTCTGCTGCTCATCCGCAGCCTGTGACCGAAAGGCCTCAAGCTCACGATTAGCTGCAGCGAGCTGCTGGGATTGTTCATGCCCCCAGTTCTGCGTATCCTTCAGTCGTTGTTCAATATCAACATCAGGCTCTTCTTGGGACTCTTTTGAGGCCTTTCGGTCACAGGCTGCGGATG